CCCCACCAGCACTGGAGGCACCGCCCCTACCTCCACCGCCTAGATGAGCGGTACCGCCCATTCCACCAACAGCATCGACGGTGACACTTTTGCCTTGCCCGGCCCCGCCACTTAAATTTGCATCGCCGCCAGTGCCGGCCCCACCATCCCCTGCCCCACCAGTGCCGCTTGCGCCGGTTCCGCCGGTGGCAGTGGCAATGGTCCCGAAACTCGCGGTCGTTCCACCTGTGCCGGCATTGGCTCCAGCCGCCCCGCCAGCTCCGCCGGTTGGAACAGTCACGGTCTCGGTTGCGCCTATCGTCGCCGCCGCGACTAATTCCAAACTGCACCCACCGGCCCCGCCGCCAGCCGCTCCTTCACTAGCAGCGCATCCAGCGCCGCCACCGCCTGGTCCTTGCACACGTATCCAGGCGGACTTCAGCCCCGCTGGCTTCGTGTAGGTGCCGTTGACGGTGAATACCTGGACGGTAGGCGCAGTGGAGGCGTTCCCGACCGGCGTGCATAGGATCAAGTCGGTCGCGTCGGCCTCGACCGTCACCGGCGAGAGGGTCACAATATCGTTCGCCGCCAAGTCGGCCTTGCCCGAGGCGCTCATCTTCTTGATGGTCCTGGCCGCGAGTCCGGAGATCGCCAGCGTCGCCGCCGCCGTATTGGCAAAGTTCGCGCGGAAGCTGTACCGCTCGCCGGTGACGTAGGCCGCGAGCGCGACCGTCGGCGTCAGCACGTAGGCGTTCGCCGATCCGGTCGAGGCGTTGATGCCCTGAATCCGGCCCCAGAACCGCTTGACGGCCCCCATGACGGCACGGGCGGAGTCATTGACCCCGGAAAATGCCATCCCCTCGATAAACCCATTAGGGCTCGCGGCGTTGTTCGAGGCGTCGGTTTCGGAGAAGGAAGCGCTTGAGATTTCTGGCATTAGCGTCCCTCGGGGTTGAAAGTCCGTTCGCCCGCAGCGCGGACCCCGGCTGCGGCCTCAATAGCGATCAAGTTCGTTGCCATCCCGGCCAATTGCTGCCTCTCCCACGGCGTCGCGCGGCGCATGACTTCGGCCATTCGCTTCGGGTCCGCCATGAGGTCGGAGAGCGCCGCCATGGTTCTTTTCGTCGCCTTGCCCTCAACGCGGTCCACGATATTTCCGATGATTGAGGCCGCGCGGCTCAACAGCCTGGGCTTGGTGCCTTCCGGGTTGGCCGCCGCGCTGACGAACTTACCGGCCGCCGCCCGCCCTTCGCCGGCTTGTCTGTTGAACAGCGCATTGCGTTCGAGATCGGACATGACATTCTGCACGGCGCCTTCTTGCTTTGGCGTCAGCACGTCGCTCAGTTTCTCGTAGCGCGACTGCCCGGTGGCTTTCTTCATGGTCTGCGGCGCGTTGCGCACGGCAGTTGCGAATACGCGCGGGCGTTGCGCCTCTCCAAGCGAGGAAGTCAGGGCCTCTTGTATAATCTTGCCAACCTTCATTTGGTCGATCGGCTTGGACATATCTTTGTAGGTTTGCAAATAGGTCCGCCAGCCCGCGCCGCCACCGGCTTCGATCGCGTCGTCGATGAACTCTTGAACATCCTTCTGCAATCCCGCAGTGAGACGCTGGTCGAAGCTCTTGGTTTCCTGCGCGTACTTCTGGATGGTGTTTCCGACTTCCTTGCGGATCATGTAGGCATCTTCGGCATGGATGTTACCCGTCTTGTCCGCGAGACTTCCGATCTTGGTCTTGATGTCGCCGAGCGTTTTGGTCACGACATCGGAAGCGCGGAGTCCGGGCTGCGACAGGATGGCGTCGATCTGGTCAACGACGGTGTTGCTGTTCACCGCGCTGGCCCCAGTCAGGGCCGCTTCGCGCATCGGCGTTGTCGTTGCGGAGCGCGCATCCTTGGCCGCCTGAAGCGCCGCTGGCGTCCGCGCCACGGTTCCGAGATGAGCGAGCCGCGCCGCTTCCTGTTGGCCGCCGATGCCGGAGACCCCGGAATACCGCGACGGGTCGGTGGCTTCGACGATACCTTGCAACGCGGCAAACTCCGAACTGCCGGCCGGCACGGCGGCTTGTCCGGCAGTCGGTTGCGAGCCGGGAACAATGGGGCGTGCCGTCGAGAGCGCGTTTATCACGGCGGCTCGTCTCGGTCCCGCCACATCTCCCGCCAGCCGGCCCGCCGCTCGTTCCGCATTGCTGAAAGGACTTAGCAGCCCCTTCGCTAGGCGACCGCCCGCTTTGGCAATTTCCCACGCACCCGGAATGGCCAGCCCGAGACCGGCGCCAACGGTGCCGCCAAGTGCCGCTTCACCGGCTCGGTTCTCGAACCCACCTTCGCCGGCGCCGAACCCGCCGACGGTGCCGGTCGCCGCGCCCACCTTGGCCCCCTGCAAGATGCGACCGCCCGCTGTCACCGCCCTCGGAAGCAAGCCCAGCCCCACGGCAAGGCCGGGAAGCGCGCCGACAGCCTCGGAACCATACGCGGTCCACGGACTCGCTTCACGGTCGGCGAGCGTCTGCTCGCGCAACGCCGCCAGCATGTTATCGTACCGCTCCTTCCACGTTTCGCCGGGGATGCGCTTGCCGAGCAACCCGTCGGTTCCTCGGAATGTTGCCGCGAGCGCAGCGCCGGCTTCCTCGCCGAAACCCAATCCGGCACCGCGCGCCAAGCTGCGCTTGAAGACATCGCCGGTTGGTATGTCGGGTGTTGCAGGCTGTTGTGCGGCACCAAGCGTTTTTTTCACAACACTCTGGATGATCCCATGGTCTGTACCGTCCGGGAATTCCAGAATGCGGCCGTCAGGAAGTTCCGCTTCGATCATGGGATAAGGTTTCCCTGCGCGTCGAAACGCATTCGTTTTGGCTCGGTCGGCTTATACCCAGGCCCGGTCGCGTGCCGCATAGCCTGGATTGCAGTTTCCCGATTTTTGCGCTTCTGCGCGATAACGTCCTTTCCGTCTCCGGGCTGCGGGAAATATTGCTGGCGCGCATTCGCAAACTCCGGGTCCGTGATCGTTGCGCCAGATTCCCGCCGCAGCACGGCGTTGATAAAGTCACGCTCGGCTTGCGAGAACTTCTGGAATTCCTCGGTTTGCGCGTAGTTGCCAACCATCGGAACGCCGGCAAGAGCACGACCGCGCAGGCTTGTCCCAGACGTTTCCAGATCGGAGACGACGTTATGCGAATTCGTCATGCGCTCGTAGAACCCGCGCGCCTTCGCTTGCTCATCGGTCAGCTTGTGCGGTGTCTCGCCGAGCACGCGCGAGCCCGGAGGCAGTCCAGGTGCGCCGGCTTGTCCGGTCGTTGGCGCTGACGACGGCGCCGCCGGCGTCTTGCCGAACGCAGTGCGCGGAATGGCGACTTGCCGCTTGGTTCCGTCCTCGCCGATGATTTCCTGGATGATGAACGGTTCGCGCCGGTCGTATGACTCGCCGAACGGTTGGAACGTCTCGCCGCCGTCATAGGACACGACCTTTTGAATCGTGCCGTCCGGCCCCGGCTTATCCTGAAAGATCGGCTTCTCCGCCTTGGGCGGCACTTGCGCGATCTGGCGCCCGGATGGGCTGTACCTGACTTGACCTTCGCCGAGCGTGAACGGATCGGGCGGTTTCGGAAACAGTCGCTCCACCGCCGCCTTGCCGTACTCATCCGGGAACCCCTGCGCGAACAGCTCTTCCGTACCCCGCGCGAAAGCGGATTGCGCGCCGAGCAAGCCCCGCGCCACTTCGGGCCGCAACCCGACCCCGCCCGGCTCGCCGATGGGCGAGGCTTGCGTCATTGCGTCCGGCCCGAGATCGATGCCGGCACTTCCCGGTGCCCGCCTGCCGGTTTTCCAGTCGATGCCGGTTTTCGGATCGGTGCCGCCGAACAGCGCCGCCTTGGCCGCGTCCTGATCGACCTCCTGGCGCTCGCCGCGCATCAGCTTGGCAAGCTGCATGTCATAGAGCCGCTTCCGCATGGCGCGCTCGCGGGACTGTTGCGCGCCGCCGGCGAACCCCTGCGCGCCCTTGCCGAAGGCGTCCAGGAGCCCACGCGGGTAGGGCGACGGGCCGCCGGCTTCCCCCAGCGCCGCGCTAAGCCCGAGCAGGCCGTCGTAGATCGACTGCTCGCGTTCCTCCGGGGTGACCGCGCCGACCCGGCCGCCGTACTGGTATTTACGCGCTCGCGGAGAGAAAGCCGTTCCTGGCGCAACGCCATGTTGGGCCTCTCGTTCTTTAGCAGAGCCTTTTAGTTCTTCAAGAAACCGAGTGCGCGCCTTGACGGCGGCCGGGTCGTTGTCTGTCCCCTCAAGTTTCAGTTCATAGAGCGCCCGTTCTCTTGCCATCTTGCGCTCCTCATCCGTCAGCGCGCTGACGGAGCCGCCATCGGCATAAGAGCGACGTGAAACATAGCCGCCGTTCCGATACTCCCGCGCGGGCTTCACGTAGCCGCCGTGCCGGAACAGCTTGAGGCCCAAGTTGCCTAGGGCGCCGGCGATGCCCGTCGCGCCGCTGAGCGCCGAGGCGTAGGGATTGGTGTAGTAGGGCTGCTGCGTCGTACTGGTGCCGCCAAAGTTGCCGCCGCTGATCATCGCCATGAAACGCTGCAATTCTTCGCTGCCGATGTTCTCCCCGAAGTTCCAGCGGCTGATCATGTCTTGCAGTTCCGAGCCGGCCTTCCCTTCGCGCGCCGCGCCGACCTGGCCGAGCTGGGTGAAGTCGTCGTAGTCGGCGGCGGCGAGCCTGGGAGCGCCGCCGATCTGTCCAAGCTGGTTCTGGCGTTCGCGCTGATAGTCGGCATAGCCGAGGTTGCCGCGGAGATTGGCGAGCGCCGACGCAGTGGCGTTCGCGTGCGCGCCCGAGCCGTACCGGCCTGCGCCCTCGAATTGCGCATCAATACGCGGGCGCATCTCGTCGGCAGTCTGCTGGAATATCTGCTGCAAATACGGGTTGGATTGGTTTAGGTAGTCGCCCCGCAACGTCGCCTCGGACTGGCCCTGCGCCGCGCGCAACAGGGGCGATCCCGCCGTGGCGCGCGCTTCCTGCGCGCCAAGCGCCTGCTCGGTCTGCGGCGCGAATGGCACCACGGTCGAGCCGGGATAGTATTCCGGCTGCGTGTCCTGATACCGCTTCTGCGCCTCCTCAAAGCCGTAGCTCAAATACGGCTGCTGCCCGGCCCAAGGCGAGGTGTTAGTGGTCGCCGTGGTGGTGCCGCTAGACCCGCGCGACATCGCTCAACCCCTTCTCGATCAAGGCGTGCGTCATCCGCAATCCGTATCCTTTCAGGACTCTCGCCCAGCCGGGACGAGCCCACGCCTCGGCCCGCGTGCAGCCCTGCGCCGCAGCCCAAGAAAACATCGTTTCGATATGGTGCAGCCACCGGCCGCGGTACTGGCCCGTCAGAATCACGACGGAAAATACCTTGCAGCGCGGGTAGTTAAGAATTTCAGTGATGCAGACCGCCTCCGCCCCATCGCCAACCGCGAGCCAAAGTTGGAAACGACCGTCCGCCACGCGCTCCCGTATGTCGGTCGTCTCGAACCGTCGCGGCAAATTCCTGCCGTTGTAGTCGAGCGCAGCGTCGATCAGCGGCGCGCACGCGCGCCACGCCTTGGGCAGTTCCTCGGGCCGGACGAGTGCAAGCTGCGTTTCGGTCATCGCTTGCGCCCCAGCAGACCGCGCAGCTTCTTGGGATCGATCTGCCCACGGTTGATCCGGCCGAGCAAGCCGCGCCCGTACATGCGCACCGCCTCGGGCCGCAGGACGTATTCGCCTTCGTGCAGCGTGGCAGGAACCGGCTCCATGACGGCATCGCGGTCGCTCGGGATCGGGCCGCCGGCGAGATAGCCCGACACGCCGCCGGCGCCTGATTCTGCGCCTCCGTCGTTACTGGTGCTCGTCTCGCCGCCGCCACCACCACCATAGCTTTCTGGACTGGTGCCAATCTCGCTGCCGCCCCAGTCCGTCGGTGCCGGTGCGGTGCTCGTCTCGCCGCCGCCGTAGGGATTGTCGGCAGAAATGTCGGTGGGCGTCGGTTCCGGCGGTGCCGTCAAGTCCCCCGGCCCGTAATCCGGGTTCGGCGTGCTGGGAGGGATCGCATCGGAAAAGGCGCCCGCATCGGCATTGCCGCCGAGCAGTTGCCCCAACAGACCGATCAATCCAGGGCCAGGCAACGGACTCGGCGCCATTATCGCATTCGCCCCGATCGGCGCCTTGGACAGTGCCGCCATGTCGTCCACAAAACTTTGCCCGCTCGGCGCTGGCGCCGGCCCAAGCTGCGGGCTCTCGCCGCCGCCCCCGCCAAGCAGCCCCCTCAACTCCGCCGGAGCGCGCCCTGTCGTGTCCAGCGCGCCGGGGAACGAAGCCGCCCGCGCCCGTGGCGCGCCAGCCAAGCCGCCGCCGAAGCCAAACCCGCCGGGCGAGCTGCCGCCCCCGCCGAAGCCCATCCCCCCGAAGTTCAGTCCGCTGTGGCCCGGAGTGCCGCCCGCCCACCCGCCAGGCCCCCAGGCATAGGCGGGAGGCGCAGCAGGGCGGCCCCCAGGCATCGGGGCGCCCCAGGGTAGGCGTTGCCCGAGAAGGCCACCCCAGGACCTTCCCGCGCCCCTGGCATACGGCCAGAGGTTCTCGCCGCCCTGCCCGAGCACCAGCCCGGTGGCCGCGCCGGGGCGCGCTCGCCCCTGCAACCAGCTTGGTAAGTTCAGTTCCCCTGCCATGATCTATCCTAACCCAATACAGAATATCTGAACGTGCGGTCCGCCTGTGCATTATTTGCGTGCGTGATCGCCGCGCTGCCGTTGAGCCGAGCCGTCTCCGGGACGAACAGTGTGCCGTTGCCGAGTTCCGCCGCCGCGTTCGCCGTGGTCGGCACCAGGATGATATGGCTCTGAAAGCCGATCCGGGCGTCCACCAGCGTGGTGGTGGCGACGTTCACGCTCAACGACATGGTGCCGCCGCAGTTGAGCTTGCCGATCAGCATCGAGTTGACGACACGCCCGACGCGACGCGCCCAATGGATCAGGTCCGCCCCAGGATGCTCAAGACCGATGGTTGCCATGGGCTAGCGTCGCCCCGCGGGTCCGATGTCGGGCTCGATGCCGCGCGCGTGTGACCACGACCCGGCGGCGGCGATGTTGACCCGTGCGCTTGCAAACCGCGCCGAGACCCGCTGCGGACAGAAGGCATTGGAGCCCGGCGCGGTCGCCGTCGTGTAAGTCCGAGTAGCCGATTGCAGATCGCGCGTGCCGACAGAGGCCGTGATGGTTCCGCCATCCACGACCGGCCGCACGCCCCGAACGAACACGCGGCGGCCTTCGGCGAGGTCGAGGTCGCCCGTTTCAAGCTCGGCCGCGAGGGCGGTCCCGCTGAAGAAAGCCAGCCGGTGCAACGTGTCGATCGCCGAGATATTGGCAACCCCACCGGCCCAAAACCTATCGTCCGGCCCGAACGGCGAGGTATCGACGTTGTAGCCGAGCCCGTCTGCGTTATCGAGATTGTAGCCGAAGGACGCGCTGCGCAGAATCCAATTCATGCTGATGTCGCACCGCGACCAGCGTTCCAGCGTCCAGTTCCAGATCAGCAGTCTGTTCGGAATCCCGCCCGACCCGGCGCCGGGATAAATCCAGTAGAACAGCTTGTTGATCGGATCGACCGCCGCAATGACCCGGCTGTAGTAGGAGGTGTCCAAGTCGGCGAAGAACGTGCTGTCGATCTTGTTCGCCCCAATCGGCACGCTGGTGCGGCCGTCGAACAAGTAGAAGCCGTTTTCCCCGAGATACGCGACCACCGCCCCAAGCTGCGCGACCGAGTTCTGCGCCACCGTGCCGCGCGCGCCCTGCACCGTGTCGAACTGGAACACGGCAGGCGGCCCAACGTAGGTCATCCGCTGAATGGCGCGCTCCTGGATCACCACTCCATCGCCGACGCCGACGCTCCCGACCAACGCCATGATCGGCCCGCCCTCGCCCACCAGGTCCTGCCGATCCGACTGCACCGCCGCCGCCGCGGACGATCCTATCGCCGGCCAGTTCGTCGGATCGTCGATCGCGCTCCACCATATGCGCTCGGTCTTGTTCCCGTCCACCGCGTCCCAGGTGTTGGCGACAACGACGAAATCGCGCACGACCGCGACGTGCCGGGCGCGGGGTGCCGCCGCGGCAAGCTGCGCGAAGTCGGTCGAGGTCCCGAGCACGTAGGACTGAATATCGTCGGTAAAGTTTGTCGCCAGAACCCGGCTGCCGTACTGCGCAAACTTCCATTGCCCGTCGCCCGGCGTGGTGTAATCCGGCGTCCCGGCTCCGCGCGATACGTTCTCCCAGGTTGCCCCGAGGGTGCTGGTGATCCGGTACAGGTCGGCAATGTCGCCGGCAAAGACATGAACCGCTTGGTCCTGATCGCGCGCCATGAACGCGCCCTGGTTGCGCGCCGTCATGGCGTTGGAAAAGACCGACAGACTGTTCACCGGCCCGTAGCTTTCCTTGGTGCGCGGATAGACCCCGCTGCAAGTCACCAAGCCGGGGTTTTGGTGCGCGCTCAAATCGGGGAGCCATTCTGGAAAACTTATAAAGGCCATAGGGTCCCCTAGATAAAGTGCGGGCGGATGCGCCCGGATGCCAAGGCGTCGCTGGTCTCGTCCGCAAGCCGCTCGAACACCAGCCGCTCGTACACGGATAGATACGGCTCGCGGCTCTGCAACAGCAGATGGTGCTCTTTAATCGCCGCCTCGTCGTAGATGTAATTGATCCGCACGGCCGCCTTCGCGCGCGCCCGGAGCAATTCCTCTCCGTCGATGGTCCAGCCGTTCCGCCGGTTGTTGTGCGAGGCTGTGGTGGTCGGCGTCATGGTCTGCGAGAGGCAAAACGATCCGGTCAGCGAGGTCAGGCCGAACCGCCTGATGTACGACCCGACCAAAGTCAGCGCCGCGTTCGGCACCGGGAACAGGCGGAGCACGTTGCCATACACGACATATTCGGTGGGAACCCCGCGCGCGCCAGTTACGGTCAGGTCGCCCTCTTCCATCTCTTCCCAGGTGATCTTGCGGAGCGGAATAAAGGACCCGCTGCGCACAACCTTGAGCGAGTCGAAAGAAATGAACGCGGCCGGCAGGGCATAGGTGCGCGTGCCGGAAACGGTGGTCGTGATCGTGGCTTCGCGTTCCTCGTTCCATCGGAAGCGCGTAGATTCGTAGTGCTGAATCGCACCGTTAATTTCCCGGTTCGTTTGAGCAGCAAGATCAGTTCGACCGAGTTCGTCGGCAATCCTGGCCCGGAGTGCGTTCGTGTCCACGGTTCACTCGACTCCACCATGCGGCCCGCCGTAGGCCGTGCGCGACTTGCGCTTGCCGGCGGTGCGCTCCGGCAGCTTGCCTGGGGCCTCCCGCGCCTTGGGGGCGGGCGCGCGGGGTTTACTGGCCGCCGTCGCCGCGCGCACGATTCCGCGCCGCCGCATCGCGGTGCCGGGAGGCATGGTCAGGACCTTCCATAGGGTCCGGCGTTCTTCGCCGGCCCGTGCGAGGACTTCGACTTGCCGGCAGTGCTTTTGACCCCTTCGCGCATCGTTTTCGAGCTGGTGGCGGTGCCTTCCGGCTTCACCACGCTGCCCTTCGATACCTTGGTCTTGCCGCGCGGCGTGTTCTGCTCCTGGAAACCAGGCCCGCCGCGATAACTCTTAGAGCTGCCCATTTGCTTGAACTCCTTTCAGGTCCGGGTGATACAGCGGCAGCACGCGCCCGCCCGGAGTCTGGGCGACGTGCCGCGATTTTCCCATCAGCTCGATCCACGGCGCGGTGCTGGTCATGAACGCAAGCGCGCTGCGCCACTCCGCGGCGTATTCGCAATCCTTGGTCTCTTCGTAGGCTGGCACGCCCATGGTGTAATGCACGATCTTGGCGTCCGGCCGCGGCGCGTCGTAGCCGACAAGGTGATTCCACTCGCGCGGCAAGTCGCCCACGGCCGCCTCGGGCAGCCACGGAAACTTGAAATGGTTGATGCCGGGATCGTCAACGTAGCTCGGCGTCAGTACGCCATTCGCCGGGTGGCCGCAGTTCCACAGCATCAGGCTCGCCCACTCGAAGCGCAGCGGATTCTTGACCACGCGCACCGCGCATTTCGGATCGGCGTATTCCTTGAACAGCGCCGTCACATCGGCAAGCGCCAGCATGTCGGAGTCGAGGAACAGCGCCCAGCCCCGGAAACCGCACAGCCACGGAACGAGGAATCTGGAAAACGTGAACGGCGTGAGGCCGGAACGAGCGATAGGCAACGTCTGCAAGACGAGCGGAGAAACGGTGGCCGGCGCCTTCGCATGAGCCAAGATGCTGGCCTGCAAGACGGCGTAGGAGACCACCTGCCGATGGTCGAAGCCGACGAAGATGCGCGCAATGTCCGCCGTCTTTGCCGATACCCACTCGACCTCATCGGTCCCGAGCGTGTCGTCGTGGCAAAGCGCGATTTGGTCATGCATGGCCGTTGCTCCTGCGCGGGATGCCGACAC